GAAATGCAGATCAAGCCAACAGTGCTTAAAAAAGCATTGCGCACAGCATACAAAGCAGACTTTGAGAAGCACAGTGATGAATACAGTGAGCTTGAGAACATCTTGGCTACTGTAGGCAAAATCTAAGTGCAAAAAATAAAACAGTTTTGGATCAATAGTTACGCCAGCGATAAGACGGCATTCTACTTTGAACTTGTTAGTTTCATTTTCACAGTAGGGGCTAGTCTTACCTTGGCTGTTAATGCGTATGATCCAGACATGAGCATTGTATATCCGTTCTTTTTCATTGGTAGCACAACACAGTGTTATGCTGCATATAGACGAGGAGCAGCATGGGTTATGATGCTTACATTCTATTTTAGTTTAGTAAATGTATTTGGATATGGGATAGCAGTCGGAGCATGGTAGATTATTACACACTTCACTGGAGTGACATTGTAGGACAATGTGGTATGTTGCTGCTTGTAGGCACATACTTTATGCTACAAACAGATCGTATTGATGCCAAAGGTTTTTGGTATAGTTTTTTCAATCTCGTAGTAGCAATACTATTAGGAATTAACTTGTATTTTAAGCCAGTTCTTGCTAACATAACACTAGAGATATTTTGGGCCACAATGAGTTGTTGGGGCATGTATAAATGGTATAAGGCTAAACAATGAGTTATGTAGACGCATGGTTTGACAGAGACAATGATCGTATTCATGTTGTAGAGCGTGTAGATGGCAAGCGAGAGTATCGCGAATATCCTGCCAACTATGTGTTCTACTATGATGATCCACGTGGCAAATATAAAACTATCTATGACAAGCCTGTAAGTAGATTTAGTACACGCAATCGCAAAGAGTTTCAGCGTGAACTAAAGATCCAAAGCGGTAATGGACTATGGGAAAGCGATATTAATCCTGTGTTCCGCTGTTTAGCAGACAACTATCTAAACGCAGATGCGCCTAAACTACAAACTGCTTTTTTCGATATTGAGGTAGACTTCCACAAAGAAAAGGGATACAGTAGTCCTGAGGATCCTTTCAATCCTATTACAGCAATCTCAATATACTTGGACTGGACAGATCAACTAGTCACACTGGCTATTCCGCCAAGTGGCATGACAATGGAAACTGCTACAGATTTGTGCAAGCGTTTCGACAACACATACTTGTTTACCAGTGAAGCAGAAATGCTTGGTGTGTTCTTGGACTTGCTGGAAGATGCAGACATTGTAAGTGGATGGAACAGTGAAGGATATGATATTCCTTACACAGTAAACCGCATTACCCGTGTGCTTAGTAAAGATGACAACAGACGCTGGTGCTTGTTTGGTCAACTGCCTAAGAAGCGCACATTTGAACGCTTTGGTAAAGAAAGTGTGACATTTGATTTAGTAGGGCGTGTGCATTTGGATTATATGCAACTGTATCGCAAATACACCTATGAAGAACGACACAGTTATACACTAGACAGCATTGGCGAACATGAACTAGATGAACGCAAGGTTGCATATGAAGGTACACTGGATCAGTTATACAATCAAGACTTTGAAAAGTTCATTGACTATAACAGACAAGATACTGCACTGTTAAACAAACTGGACAAGAAACTGCGCTTTATTGACCTAAGTAATGTGTTGGCACATGAAAACACTGTGCTACTAATGACTACTATGGGTGCTGTTGCTGTAACAGAGCAGGCTATTATCAACGATGCACATGCTCGTGGTATGGTTGTTCCTAATCGTAAGAACAGAGACGGCGAAAGCACTACTGCAGCAGGTGCATATGTTGCATACCCCAAGAAGGGATTGCATGACTGGATTGGTGCTATTGATATTAACAGTCTGTATCCTAGTGTTATTCGTGCGCTTAACATGGGTCCTGAAACTGTGGTAGGACAACTGCGTCAAACAATGACTGAACATGCAGTTCGCACACATATGGCAAATAAAAAGAGTTTTGCGGATGCATGGGAAGGCGAGTTTGGATCAAAAGAATACCAAGCAGTTATGAACATGGAGCGTGGCACAGAGATTACCATTGACTGGGAAAACGGTGACGAAGATACGCTGAGTGCGTATGATGTTTGGCGGCTTGTATTTGACAGTAATCAGCCATGGACGCTTAGTGCTAATGGTACTATCTTTACATATGAACGCAAAGGTATTATCCCTGCACTGCTTGAACGTTGGTATGCAGAGCGTAAAGATATGCAAAAAGAATTGAAACGAGCAAAGGATGAAAAAGGTGATGTTGAATATTGGGATAAGCGACAATTGGTTAAGAAGATTAATCTCAATAGTTTATATGGTGCTATTCTTAATCCTGGGTGTCGTTTCTTTGACCATCGTATTGGGCAATCCACAACTCTTACTGGAAGGTGCATCAGCAAGCGAATGGCTGAAACAGTTAATAGTCTCCTTACAGGAAAGGAAGATCATGTAGGTGACGCTATTGTATATGGCGATACTGATTCGGTGTACTTTAGTGCATGGCCTATGATGCGAGAAGATGTTGAGGCAGGCAGGCAAGAGTGGACAAAAGAGATTGTTGCACAACTCTATGATGGTATTGCAGATCAGGTTAACTTAGAGTTTCCAGTGTTTATGGAACGAGCTTTTCATTGCCCAAGAGCTAACGGTGAGATCATTAAAGGCGGCAGAGAGATTGTTGCAACTAAAGGTCTATACATTACCAAGAAGCGTTATGCAGCACTGATCTATGATTTAGAAGGTTTCCGTTTGGATACAGATGGCAAGCCAGGCAAAGTAAAAGCAATGGGCTTGGATCTAAAGCGCAGTGATACGCCCAAGGTTATGCAGGACTTTATGAGTGAACTACTATTGGATGTACTAACTGGTAGCCAACGCGAAGAGATTATTGAAAAGATCAAAGAGTTTAAGAACAACTTTCACGAGCGTCCAGGTTGGGAAAAAGGCACACCCAAGCGTGTTAACAACTTGACCAAGTATGCAGCAGAAGAAAAACGACTTGGTAAAGCAAATATGCCAGGACATGTTAGAGCAGCAATGAACTGGAATAACATGCGTAAGATGAATGGCGACAAGTATAGCCAAGAGATTATGGATGGTGCTAAAACTATTGTGTGCAAACTTAAAAGTAATCCTTTGGGATGGACTAGTATTGGCTATCCCACAGACGAAACACATTTGCCACAGTGGTTCAAAGACTTGCCATTTGATGACAGTTTGATGGAAGCAACTATTGTTGATCAAAAGATTGACAACTTGCTCAGTGTTCTCAAATGGGATCTTAAAGGTGCAACACAAACTGCAAACACATTTGACGATTTATTCTCCTTTGAGTAATATACGCATATAAATACAACTGGAGAACGTCGATGAAACTTGTAGATAAAATGATTTTGTTTAGTCGCTTTTTGCGCAATAACAAAGACCGCAAGTTGCAACTCGACGAACTATTAGCAAGCAACAAAGAATATTTCCAAGAACAAAGCCACTACTGGCGCGACAAATCTTTATACAATGAACTGGATTCTGCATTGGACGATATGCAGCGTATGAACGATGAGTATAACAGTTCGTTAGATAAAGTTGATAAAAAGATCAGTGAACTGCTTAGAGAACAAGAACTTGTAGTGCTACGCAGAGACTACGACACATATGCGACACAAGAGCGCACTCTTGAACTAATGCAACAACGAGCATTGAAAGACAAAGATTTTATCAAAGAAATATCCACAGACGTAGGTTATTACAGTGACTGGCGTTGGGCAGGTGTTGAACTAAATCCTAGCACAGGATCGCTTACAGAAAGCATGCTTGCATGTGATCCACTGTATCTTTACACAGGAAACATTGCAGACACAGATAGTATCCGCAGCAAGTTTAACAGTTTTTTTGCAGACAAGCGTTTAATGATCTACGATGATTTAGACCAGTTGCCGCAAAATCAACTGGGCATTGCAACAAGTATCAACTGCTATGAGTTCTGGCCTATTGATCCTATTAAAGATGAAATGCATAAAGTGTATAACATACTATGTCCGGGTGGATATTTTATCTTCACTTACAATGATTGTGAACAGGAAGCAAGCCTAGACTTTTTAGCAGGTGCAGAAGCATACCGTTCATACAATACTCGTACACTTATAAAGAGTATGGTTGAAATGCTTGGGTTTGACATTGTAAAAGAACAGTGTTATAGAGAAGCAAACAGTTGGATGGTAGTCAAAAAACCTGGTGATCTAACTACACAAAAATTAAGTGCACCGCTGGTTACAATTGAAACTTCGTAAATAATTTTATTGACATTAACCCCAAACCTAAATATAATACTACTATTATAAACATAAGGAAACTTCGATGAAAGATTATCTACTCGACATCGTCAAGCATACACATTCGCTTGGCTTTATTAGTCT